CTTAGATTTACAAGAGGGTGGCACATACATCTTTGATTGGAGCGACAGTTCTGCACAAGGACACCCTATAAGATTTTCAACAACATCAGATGGAACTCATGGTGGTGGTTCAGAATATACAACTGGTGTTGTAAAAGATGATAGTGCCTATAAAACCACAATAACAATAGCTAGTTCAGCACCAACTTTATATTACTATTGTGCAAACCATAGTGGCATGGGTGGTCAAGTAAATACAAATACTACATTTGGTTCTACAAACTTTGATGGCTCTATTTTATCAGTTTCTAATACAAATACAACTGCTGGGTTTAGTATTGTAACTTATACTGGTAATGCTACTGCTGGTGCAACAGTAGGGCATGGATTAGGTGCAGTGCCTAAATGGTATTTTGTGAAATCAAGAAGTTTAACTACTGGTTGGCCTGTTTATCATCACAAGCAAAGTTCTACACCTGAAGATGGATATCTATTGTTAAATCTTACTGATGCTTTCTACGATATTGTGGTTTGGAATGATACTGCACCAACATCGTCTGTATTTAGTCTTGGAGGGTCTGGTTACGCAGTAAACAATTCATCAGCTACATATATAGCTTATTGTTTTGCAGAGGTAGAAGGTTACTCAAAGTTTGGAAGTTATACTTCTAATAATTCATCAACAGATAATGCTTTTATTTATACAGGATTCCGTCCTGCATTTGTGATGGTAAAGATGACACCTTCAGCTACTGAATGGGTGTTGATGGATAATAAAAGAAGTTCTTCAAGTGGGGGAAATCCAATAGATTCAGGTTCATATCCAAATTATAATTATGCAGAATATACTAATGCAAATCATACTGATTTTTTAAGTAATGGTTTCAAAATTAGAGCTACAAGTGGTGTGGGTTACTTAACAAGAAATGTAGTTTACATGGCATTTGCTGAACAACCATTCAAATTTGCTAATGCAAGATAGGAGTAAATAATGGCTTATAAATATAAAGAAAGATACCTCAAAGTTGGTAAGGCATGGAAAGATGATGATGGTATACAACACCCATATAATTGGTCTAGCACATGGTCTGCTGATGATTTAAAAAGGTGGGGTGTTACTGTAGAAAAAGATGTTGATACTAGTTATGACAATAGATTTTACTGGGCAAAAGGTATTGAGAGAAAATTAGAAGATGAGAATGTAGTTGATGACGATGGCAAGGCAGTTATTGACCCTATAACTGGCAAACAACAAGTTCAAAGAGGTTTGAAATATCAATGGATAGAAAGAACTAAATCTACTGCTAATGGTTTACTGACTGCATCAGATTGGTATGTAACAAGAAAGTCTGAAACTGATACTGCTATTCCAAGTGACATATCCAAGTATAGAACAGATGTAAGAACTGCAACAAAAACAATAGAAGATAAAATAAATGCTTGTAGTAAATTGGCTGATTTTATCAAACTATTTGATACACCAGTTGATAAAAATGGCAAACCAACTGGTAATGCACCAATTTATGATTTTCCAAAAGAGATTTAAATGAGTAAACCATCAATACAAAGCATTAATTTAAAATTAGAAAAACATATTGCTGTTAGTGATGAAAGATTTATAGAATTGCTAAGTAGGGTTAAAAGGCTTGAACATATAATGATTGGTACATCAGGAACAGCAATTGTGATGCTGATAGGTTTATTAGTGAGGTAAAATTTGGTAGTTGCAGAAATTCTTACTGGTATTGATGGGTTCTTTGAAGGCGAAGAACAAATGAATAAGAAGCAAGGCAAGGGCATGGGGATTGCTCAACAATTTGGCATTGAATCAACTGCATCAGATTTTATTGATAGAAAGTTATTAGAGGAACAAAGATACGAATTAAAACTTTTAATTGATAATCGCTTTGGACATGGAACTTGGAATCAAATTCTTTCAGAAAGAGCCGATAAAATTAAACAAGCAAAAGAAGCACAAAGACAAGCTAAACTAGAAGCTAAAAAACAAAGAGAAGAAGTTTTTGAAGCAATAAAATGGGTAGCATTTACATTACTAGGAATAGGTGTATTTGTATTAGTGCTCGTAATGGGTTTAAAAGCTTTTGCAGATGGTAAAATGTATAATGCACCCAAAGATTATACTTACAGACAAAAGGTCTGGCAGGGTAAAATAGAGCCAAAGAAATATACTACTTGTAGACTTAAGAAAAGGCTTACATCTAAATATACAAATAAAAAAGCTTGTATATATGAGGGAAATAACAAAACTTATACTATGATGATTGAAGTATTTTGCCCTAGACAATTTAAATGTGAATATAAAACTCTTAATTCTAAAATGCCAGATATAGACAAAGTTATGGATAGTTTAAGGAGCATAAAAGATTGATTACTGCATTTCTTCTGCATTGCCTTATGCAACCTGCACAATTAAATGAAGCAAAAATTTATTTTAGGTCTATTGTAGATTGTACATACTATTCTGAAAAATTAAGTGGTCAAGTATTTATGTCAGAAGAGGGCAACCAAACTTATGAATGTATTTGCAAATTAGTTCCTAGTATTAACCCAAACAAAGTTAAGGTGTATTAATGCAAAAAAAATTACAAAAAGGCTCAATATTAGATGAATATGATTTAGATGGCGATAATGAAATTACAAACGAAGAATTACAAAGAGCCAAAGAAATTAAAGAAACTGAAACAAAATTAAGAAAAAATCTAGCACAATTAAGAATGGCAAGATATACTTTGATAGGTATGGGAGTATTTACAGTTGCTTTATTTTTTGTTCCTATAGAAAGAGTAAATGCTTTGAGTGATGTATCGAACTTGCTATATATTTCTGGCAGTTCAATAGTAGGTTTCTATATGGGTTCTAATGCTTATATGGCAAAGAATGGAGTTAAATAATGAATTTACAAGAATTGAAAGAACAAATAATGTTTGAAGAAGGTGTAAAGTATGAAATTTACAATGACCATTTAGGCTATAAAACTTTCGGTGTAGGGCATTTAGTAAGAGCCACAGACCCAGAAAACGAAATGGCAGTTGGTACAAAAGTATCTAAAATGAGGGTAGCTGAATGTTTTGAAGCTGATTTATATGTTGCTATAAATGATATGGAAAAGTTTACAGAAGGTATGGAAATAGACGATAATATCAAAGAATGTGTTACTGAAATGGTATTTCAATTAGGTTTGCCAAGATTAAATAAATTTAAGAAATTTAAACAGGCATTATTAGATGGAGATATTAAAACTGCACAAGCTGAAATGAAAGATTCTTTGTGGTATAGGCAAACAACAAATAGAGCAGAAAGATTAATTGAAAAATTAGGAAAAAGTGCATGATTGCTAGTTTATTACCAGTTGCATCAAAGTTACTTGGCAAATTTATTGAGGATAAAGACACAAAAAATAAACTTGCACATGAAATAGCTACTATGGCTGAAAAACACGCTCAACAGTTAGCTATGGAGCAAATAAAGGTAAATATAGAGGAAGCTAAAGGTAATTGGTTTCAAAGTTCGTGGAGACCGCTCATAGGTTGGATTTGCGGTCTTTCCCTAATGATAAATTACATGGTTTCGCCAATTTTAGCGGGATTTGGTATTATTATTCCACAGGCTGATATGTCTGTAATGATGCCATTATTGTTTGGTATGTTAGGAATAGCTGGTATGCGATCATATGACAAAACTAAAAAGGTGGACACAAAAAAATGACAAAATTTTATATGAAGCTATATGACTTCTTTACAAGCATAGCCAATTATTTTTGGAAAAAAGCATTGCAACC